AAATCTAAATCATTTATTACTTTTTCTTTTAAAAACACACTTCTATATACCTCTTGGACTATGCCCTCGCAGTTGTTATGATTAACTATAACCGTCATCTTAGCCTTTTCAATCACATCCAAGGCCTCACCCTTAACTGGCAATTTAATCGTCTTACGGGCTCGTTTAACCCCCTTGCTGAGCATCTCTGCCATGAACTTCTCCTCTTTATTAATCATGTATGGACTTCTTGATTCCTCATTAACTAATCCTATCGCATCTTCAGTACTGATAGCTTTGTTGTATATCACTCTCGTAGTGGCTGTATGACTGTTCTTACATCCCTTAGTCAATGTCTCAATGTATCCAGCCTTACGCAGCTTAGTCATCTGCTGACAGATGTATTGCTTAGTCGTTTGTAGGTCTGTGGCTAATCTCTGTTGTCCAACCCAAGTAATGCCAGCTCTATTGCAGTAGCTACAGATTAATGCCAAGACTCTTACACATCCACCATTTAACCTTCTATCTGTCAATGCTTTAATTGGCATCACGGCTATCTGCCGCTGATCCGGTGGTGCTGGCTTTAGCTTTACTTTGGGCTTTGTAGGCAATACGAAGCCAGGCTGTTGATTGGATAGCTGAGTATTCGCGCCGTTAGGCGGTATGTTGGAGTTTGGTTTATCCCCATCGTTTAAAACCTTCATAGAACCTCACCCGCTATGCTTATAGCGTTTTTTGCTTTCGCAAGGTATCTATCGTTTATCGCTGTGTCTAGGATCTTCTCCTTCAGAGTGCTGGGCCCGAGCTTTTCGCTGGTCTTCCCCCCTGATTCGACTGCGTTTATCTTGGTCTGGCGATACTCCATTCCAAAGGGCTGGGTTATGGCCCCGTAGTTAGTTTCTAGCAGAATATTCCCCATCTGTGTATTAATAATATCTATTGATTACTGGAAACCGATAGGTAATTCAAATAAGGGTATCTCATTGCTCCACCAGCTGAACTCACACTCCTTGCATACCCTGCGCCTACAGATCCAGTTGCGAGCCTCATGCTTGCGTGTCTCTGCTACCTTGATATCTTCACTATCACAGCTCTGGTTTGGGCAAATCATTCTGTTCTCTCTCGTATATCTCTAACATGGCGTTTCGCAGCTGCTCATATGCAGCATGGCCACGCACTTCTGCCACTCTCGCGAGGTGCAGCTGTCTGGTCTTTCGAGTTCTAAATCTCTTGAGTACTCCGGCAGCCTCAGCATACAAGCGGTATTCTTCCGAGTAGTTTCCGACTGTCCTGCCATCCGGCAGATGAAGTAGCCTGGATGATCCGTGAACCTTATTACAAGCGAGACATCGTAGTCTGTCATCTACTTGGCCGCCTCCCTCGCTTGTTTCCTCTCCCAACAATCCTTGCAGACCCACCTCTTTTGTCTTTTGTTTGCGCTTACGATCCATGCGCCATTCCTGTAGTCTTTGCCGAACTGGCAGTTAGAGCACCAGCGTCTGCCCGTAATCGAGCTGTCAGCCTGTACGGCCTTTGTGTACACATCATTCTCATGGCTCATAAAAGATTATTTACCTTGTTGATACGCTCACCGATCCAGCGCATGACTGGCACCGCCATTGAGTTGCCCATAGCCTTGTAACGTGGCCCATCTGGGCATTTATCCTTGATATTGGTGTAATTGTCAGGAAAGCCTTGCAATCGCTCACACTCAACGGGGGTAAGCCTACGGACTGCCATCTCTGTTTGTACCCCATGAACGTCAGCCTTTGTCAATGTGTACATAGTTTCACCTTCAGATACACCAACACCTTGTGGGCCACCCTTATCGCGCCCAATAAGATTATTTTGAATAGAAGTTACGTTTTGCACTAATGGCAGATTGCCACCGCCAGTACCCCATCTAGAAGTTACGGTTTGGCATACATCACCCATTTCTTTTACCCTAGAGTCTGCTGGATGGGTTTCGTATACTTTTGCAATTACATTAAATTCATCTACTCTACTGTAGTCGCCACAAGTTGTTTGGAGCGTACTAGCAACGCTTGGTATAAAGCATCCGGCAGGGTCTTGCCCCTCCTTTCTGCCCTTCTTAATATCCCCGCGCAAGCAGTCGGACTCAAATAGTACTTCTGCGGCAGGTCTCCAGTCTCCAAGATATCCGACAACAAACACCCTTCTGCGTCTTTGTGCGACTCCGAAGTTTTGAGCATCAAGCACCCTGTATGCGAACCCATACCCGAGTTCGCCCAGCGCCCCAAGGAAGGCACCAAAGTCCCGTCCACCTCCGCTACTGAGGACGCCTGGCACGTTTTCCCATACGCACCACTTGGGTCTAAACTGGTCAAGTATTCCAAGATAGGTGAGAGCAAGGTTGCCTCTTGGGTCGTCAAGTCCTTTGCGTAAGCCTGCAACGCTGAATGATTGGCAGGGAGTTCCCCCGACCAAAAGTCCGATTGGGTCATCTAATTTCCATTCTTTGTATTTTGTCATGTCACCAAAGTTGGTAACGGTTGGGTAATGGTGCGCTAACACCTCTGATGGGAACTTCTCTATCTCTGAAAAGCCAGCAGCCTGCCAGCCCATATGATGCCAAGCTACGGTGGCTGCCTCAACTCCGCTACATACGCTTAAATATCTCATTCAATAACCTCAATCATTACTTTTGCTTGACCGCCTTTTACTTCACCTGATCCGCGAAATATATTGATTTGGTCTATCTGTTCATCGTCATCGAATACGCCAGCATCTTGCAGGCTATCCAGCAGGGCTTTGATGCGGTTATCGATATCGTATTTACGTTTATCCTTTGGCCACAGCACGATGTCCAATGCCAGTCTTGCAGCTCCGAGCTTAGGCGTGCCTGACTCCACGATGTAATCAGCTACCTTAGCCTTGTATTCGCGCCCCTGCTTGCTCATGTAGGTTGCATGGGCTCCGCGCCTGTAGTACGTATTCACAGAAGGCGGAAAAGGAAGGTTGAGAATAATCATCCGAGCAGTTGCGTAAGGCGTTGGTTAAGGTTTCCAGTCTTGCCAAGGGCAACGCGCAGCTCATCATTGATAACGCTGGCTATGGGTTTCTTACGCTCTTGTGAGGCCTGCACTAGCAGCTCACGCACATCGGGGCGCAAACGCACTAAGAATGGCTTTAGTTCTGACATATTGATCCTTTTAGTTGGACGGGTAGCAGGTCTTTTTAGTCGTGCCTGACGAGATAGGACTGAGCTGAATAGTGTCAAGCTACCCGATATCTCAGAGCATACAGTAAAACTACCCGTAGCCTAATCTTAGGGTAATCACTTACTAAAAAGTGTTGTTTTGGCTACATATAGTTCTTGACGGGTACTACAGCTGTGGTAAAGTCACATCTAAGCGATATCGCTCAACCACCGAGAAACAGGAGTTGGAAATGAAAACAGAAAAAGACTTTGTTGCAGAAGATAAAAGAATTGACGCCTTTGGCGGTTACTTCTCAGACCCATGCGTTGCCCTTGAAGATGCACAGCCATTTGAAGGTCAAGATTGCTACTGGACTATGGCTATCGTTTGCCTTCATAACGGCGCAGCCAATCGCATTTTAGAGGCTGGCTTAAATCCTAAAGACTTTGGTATTGAGTATTAAGGAGATAACTATGTACGTCACCTACTACCGCGTATCTACACAGCGTCAAGGTCAGTCAGGCCTTGGCCTTGAGGCACAACGCGCAGCTGTGCAAACCTTCCTAGCAGGCAAAGAGATTATTGCTGAGTTCACCGAGGTTGAGTCTGGCCGTAAGTCGGATCGCGTACAGCTCGCAGCTGCTTTGGCTCTTGCTAAAAAGCAGAAGGCTACCCTTGTTATTGCAAAGCTGGATCGCCTTGCACGTAACGTCCACTTCATCTCAGGCTTATTAGAGTCAGGCGTACAGTTTGTGGCCGCGGATATGCCGGAGGCAGACCGCACATTCCTACAGATGGCAGCTGTGTTTGCTGAGTGGGAGGCTAAGAAGATATCAGAACGCACTAAATCAGCCCTACAGGCCGCCAAAGCTCGCGGTACTGTCTTAGGTTGCCCATGCCCAGAGAAGGGCTCTAAGCTCGGTACACGCACGATTGTGGCCGAAGCTGATGCCTTTGCTGCTTTATTAGCGCCAAGCCTACAGGATGTAATCAAACAGGTAGGCACCAACTTGCGAGATGTAGCCCAAGGGTTACGCGCTCGCGGTATCAAGACCGCCAAAGGTAATGAAGTTTGGCACCCAGCCCAAGTAGCTAAATTGATGAGGAGAGTAGCCCATGTATGAGTTTGTAATGTTTACGCTGACGGTGATGTATGCGGCAGCTCTGTTTGTGTTTTTTGCAGCTGTAATCGGCATGGTCTGTATGTACCTAGGCGATACCGATATTTATAAGCGTTACAAGAGGGAGCGCCGCGAGCGCTTAGTTGAAGAATTTTTAAAGGATCTAAACAAATGACATCAATGAACCATCACAACAAATCACCCAAAGACTTGTACAAGTCTGAGGATTCCCTGCTGGATAAGGTTATCGGTACTTTGGCCTTCCTAGCGTTCGTAGTAATCGTAGCACTAGCCTAAAGGAATCAAAATGAAAGCACTATTAATCGCATTATTCGCAGTAGCCTCAATCGGATCAGCTTCAGCTCAAGTTAAATGCGTCCCAGACGGGCGCGGCGGTATGTGTTGCTGGGATATGCAGCAGTCTGGCCCATTTCGTCCTATTGGGTGCTGATATGAAGGCACAAGCTCAAACCAAATTGTATGTTCCGGCATCAACCACCAACATTTTGAATACGTTTATTGACCTTGGATGGGTGCCACCATCTGAGAGCAAAGAGATTAATTCCAAATGGTTCCACTCTAAATTTCACTTAATCCCAGTTTCTAAAATTAAATGGAGTAAAAAATGACTACGCAATTTGAAATCATCCAATCAGAACTCCGGCGCCGCAGAGGCAAAGGCCTTACGAGCTGGGACGTAATCGAGCAGTACGGCATTACCAGGCTGGCTCATTACATACATGTATTACGCACTAACGGTTGGCGCATTACTGACTTTTACGAGTGCGATCCGAATAACATCACGCACAAGTGGAAACGCTACGTTTACAAGAGCTCACCCAAGGTTGCGGCCATGCGGAGGGTTAGTAAATGACTGATTACTCCCAGTACTTATTAATGATTAATCGGCTGATGAAGGAAGTGCATAAGGCCGCCCAAGCCAATGACTTTGTAGCAGCCAGCAATATAGCGGTAGAGGTAGCTCGGTACGCAATGAGCCTGTCTGCTGTGCTGGATCTTAAAACAGAAACTGAGGTATAAAAAATGGTAGGTAAAGTCACTCCAAACGATATGCTATCTGCAAGCCGCATCCCAGCGGTCTGCGGCATGAGCAAGTACAGATCGCCCAATGATGAGCTACTCTCATCCATTGATTTTCTAAAAGGCCTTAACCCACCAGACATCGGCAACGAGGCTATGGCATGGGGCAATCGGCTAGAGCCCACAATCCTTATGGAGGCCGCAAACAGGCTTGGTTGCAGCCAGCTAGAGATTGAGCACCCTACGCCTTACTTCCACGATAAGTGGCCTTTGTGCTGCTCTCTTGACGGCACAGCCACAGGCAATATGGAGGAAGTGTTTACTGATCCTGAGAAGGGTATCTACGTGGTCGGTAGCGACAGTATTTTACTCAGCGGCACAGGCATTATTGAGGCCAAGCTAACCTCAATGCCAGCCGAGGATGTGCTGCCCCTGTATAGAGGCCCTATACAGTTGCAAGCCCAGATGGCGATTTACAAAGCTACGTGGGGCGCGATTGCTACGCTCTATCAGGGTACCGAGCTCCGTATATTCTTGTTTAAACAACATCCGGCAACCCTAGAGCTGATTGAAAAGACCTGCAAAGAGTTTCAAGATAAGCTGGATCGCTGGGAGGAGACAGGCGAGGTTGATTACTACCCGCCAATCAATCCTAAAGATGCAGCTCGTACTTACAGCGCAGGGTCAGATAGTGAGCCAGTCAAGCTAGATAATTATGTTGAGGAATTAACAAAATTGTTACTAGAAAACAAGGCAAAAATTACAAAAGCAGAAGAAGAAAACAGCAAGATTCAGACCGAGATTATGGGCATTATGAAGAACCATACCCACGGTATCGCAGGGCAGTACCAAATAAGTTGGCCAGTCCGCAGTTACAAGGCCAAGCCAGCAACGATTACACCAGCAAAAGAGGCGTACACCATACGTCAGTCCACTCTCACAATTAAGGAATTGAAATGACTAACCTAGTTAAACATCAGGGCTTTGCCCCGCAGACTATGACAGAGGCCATTGACTTCAGCAATATGCTGAGTAAAAGTACGATGGTTCCCAAGGCCTACCAAAATAAACCAGAGGATGTACTAGTAGCTGTGCAATGGGGCTACGAGCTCGGCCTTGCCCCGCTACAGGCTTTGCAGAACATTGCCACCATCAACGGTAAGCCTAGCGTATACGGCGATGCTGCGATGGCTTTGGTGCAGAACTCACCCGTCTGTGAGGATATGAAGGAGTACTTTGAGGGAGAGGGTACTGGCAATCCAATCGCGGTATGCGTGGCCAAACGTAAGAACCGTACCGAGGTCATCAGCAAGTACTCGGTTGAGGATGCCAAGCGAGCTGGTCTGTGGAATAAGCAAGGGCCTTGGACTCAGTACCCAAAGCGTATGCTACAGATGCGAGCCCGTGGCTTTGCCTTGCGCGATGCGTTTCCTGACGTGCTGAAGGGTTTAATTACGGTTGAGGAGGCTCAGGATTACCCAGACGATACGCCAGTACCGCAGGCACCGCAGGTTAAACACGCCAATCCGCTTGACGCTATTGCGCCAGCTGTAGAAGTGGAGGTTACAGAGGTAGTTTCTTTGGATGTACCAGCTGAAGAATGTAGCGAAAATACAACAGTTGAAGCATCAGAACCGATACAGCCACCTGGCACCTACAAGCTAAACATCCCCGGCAAACCTTCTGAGCTGCATCAAGGTATAGATGTATGGATGGAGCGCTATAACGAGCTGGCAGATAAGGTAGCTAGATCAAGGCTGGCGGCAGAACTCAAGATCCAAAAGATTGCAGAGTTCAATACGCTAAACGCAGACGTGCTTTCAATGCTGACTACGATTCAGAAGGTTGGTATGACTGCACACAAACAGAAACGCAAACAAGCTATAGATGGGTTAGCTCAGGAGTAAATTAATCTCGGCCTGCCTGCGCTTAACCAAGCCGGGCAGGACTCTACCACCACCCTTGTTCCATTTAGCCAGTTCTACGCAAGCTCCAGCCCAGTCCTGAGAGTCTATACGGCGCTTTAAAGTACTTGCCCTATACCTGCCTACCCCAAGGTTGTAAGCGAAGTCTGTAATGGCCGCTAAAGCCTTCTCATGGGCAATCAATACAGGCGATGCCTTGAGTACCCCAGCCATATAGTTGTTTTCTAGCTCACGCATAAGCCAGTCGTTTGCCAGCTCGCGTGATATGGGCTCGTCTTGCAGGGTTACTTTGGATCCATCAGGCTTGTATACGGTGCCGTAGCCTATGGTTGGATACCCTGCTGGGCAGATGTAAGGTTGGCTGGAAAATCCCTCAAAAAATCTACAGAGATCCGCGGCTAGGATTAGTGCTTGGCTCTGTCCCACACGCGGCCTGTGAACCAAAATGTAAGTATCATCATTAGGATTGCCATATCATCCTCAGCCCATGAACTGACAAGTACCTCTTTCCAGTCCGCGCCAGCATCAATAGCCAACCACATACTTACAATTTTAACCAGCGAGTACAGCACTACAAACCAAGTTGTTACGCCTGGGCGAATGGCAGCAGACAAGGTAGCAACCCATCCTCCGGCAGCCCTAGCTGTCTCGCCTTGCTCTCGCAGCGCTACGCTCATTGCGTCCAGCTCTTTGCCCATGAGGGTAGTTTCTTGCTCACGCATGGCTATCTCACCCTTGATCTGGGCAAACTCCATCTCTTTGCCTAGCATGGCCAGCTCATGCTGACGCTCGTTCTTTGCATCCCACAGTTTCATAACTTCTGGGACGATGCGGAATACACCGCCAAGCAGGGATCCGAGCAGGGTTTCAATCATGCTTAACCAACCTTGATCTGACCAATGCTGGCTAGGTAAGTTACTAAAGCAACAGCGCCTACCCCTACGATCCAAAAAAACTTAGTCACAATGGATTTACCTACCGAGGTGTAGACCTTTTCAATCACCCTCTCGGTTACTTTTTCCACGATATCCTCTAGTTCTTGGTCGGTAAGGTTAGACATGATTAGACTTTCTTTCTAGCTGTGGCTACTTTCTTAGCCGCTGGTTTCTTGGCAGCTACTTTGCGAGCTGGTCGTTTTTTAGGAGCTGCTGGCTTGGCCGCATCTTGCTTATCAAACTCAGCAAGCAAAGCATCCATATCTACCTTATAAAATTTATGGTAGTTGAACTTGCCTAGTATCCAATCGATTACAAACATATCAAGCTCCCTATGCGACTCTGTAAGTTACAAAAGTATTGGCTGCTGTCTTGCGAGTTCTGAATGTTGCCGAGGTAGTAATAGCAAGCACTCCAGATCCAACCAAAGTATTGCTTGTGCCACTAGAAACAGTAACGATTCCTACTGCTGAACCCGTGTTGATAATAGTCCAGTCAAACGATTGGTCAATCAAGAGCTGGCCACCTAAGATGCCAGCATCAGTTAGCGTACCCGTTGGCAAAGTAAAAGCTACTGCTGTTGCGCTGTTCGTAGTAATAATCCGAGTAAGCAACTGAGCAATAGTTAAAGTAGCAGATGCGTTGATTGCGGAAGGAGTAGGCTGGGCTACAAACAGGGTAGTTAAGGTCTGTACGTTAGACGCAGTACCACCAAGAATATTGATAGCGATAGCATCTTGAAAAGCTAAAGTACCTAAGTCGCCATTACTAGGCACTTGGTTAGCTTTGTTTCCGATTAGTGATGGCATGACTTAACCTCCCGCCCATGTTCTATATTGATGAATAGGTACTACTACATACGCATCCAACTCAGGCGCAGGAGAGAAGTTCCTTACATTGACGTGCCAACCGCCCACGTCAGCCATGACTGGTACTTCCATACCGTTGATTGTTTCAACTGCTCCAGTTGGCTTGTAGATAATTCCGATGATGTCGATGTTAGCAAAGTTAGGGGTAACAATATCCTCTCCAGCAGGAGTGATTACATTACCTTCCATGTCTACCACAGCCAATACAGGAGTAGTCGTATAGAGAACAGAGTCAGCTTGTGCTTTGTCTGCGAATTTAAGATACAAGTCGTTCATGTTAGTTCCTTAGATTACTGTAAGAGATTGGAGTTCTGCTGAAGTTAAACGCTTAGGGTAGTAAGCTAGTTTCTTGATTAATCCGTTCATAGTTCTATTGTTTGGAATGTTTCCGCCAATAGATAGTCTATTAGCTCCTGCAGGGACTGACGAAGCAGTAGATGTAGTAGGAGATGCTGCATTAACTGTTGCTGCGTAGTTACCAGCAGCAATCGCTATTGCATATTTTCCATTACCAGAACCTGTACCAAATGCAACAATAGTATTAACAGCAGCTACAATGCCTGTAGACTCTGTGGAAGTTCCTGAATTTCTGTATACATAGATTCTACTAGCATCAAAACTTGATGAGTTATCAATAGTAAATAAGGGAGGAAATGAACCTAAAGCACCTGTAAAGTCTGTATAAACAGTTCCTTCACTTTCACGATACCAACTACTAAAGTTAGCACCAGTCATGCTTGCAGAGTCAGCCGAACGAGTTACCTGAGAAGCTACTGTAGGAATATAACTAGTAGCAAATGCACCAGCTTCTAGTTGAGCACCCCAAACAAACGCTCCAGCAAAACCGTTGCCAGCGTAACTTACTGTGCTTGTACCACTTATTAAATTTACTACTCCAGCAGCAGACGAACCGCCACCTTTAGTACCGGTTAAAGCAACTCTATACCAACCATTACCTACAGAAGTAATGGCAGCAGATGCAGCGCTCCAAGAGCCGCTAGACGAAACAGCGCCAAGAGTCCCAGTTGATAAATTAGCAATTACAGTAATCTCTCCTGTAGCTAAATCGGTTATATCTACACGGGCTGAAGTTCTTTCGCCTGCCTTTAAATAAACGGAGAATGTATGAGCCACATTTGAGGCAGTTGCAGAATTTCTTGCTTGGTGTGTGCTTGTTGCTGTATCTTCAACTAACTTATCACCAGTCAAAGTTCCATCAGGAGCAATGATTGTGTTTGCAGAAATTGTTGAGCCTGTTTTAGTCCAAACTGAATCATTAAACTCCTCAGACCTTAACAACAGATTAGTCCTCTGCTCCTCAATCTCTAAACCTAAACTCTCACCTGTTACTGGATTGTGTTCAAAGCGAGCTACATTCGCTGGTGCTGACAGAAGTACTGGGACATAGTTCGTGATAGGTGCAGTAGTGGTAGCTGTGTAGGCTGTTACTGTGCTACGCTGTTCAACTTGTGCGCCCCAAATATATACTGAAGCACCAGCGGTTACACTTATAGACCCTTTTGCATCACTAACTCCAAACCCGCCTCCCGAACTCAACAAAGCAGTAACAGAAAAAGTAGCTGAAACCCTGTACCATCCGCTACCAACTGATGTAATCGTTAAATTTGTCGGGGTTGTTGAAGACCCAGCAACAGCTTGTGTACTTTGGTCTGATAAATCAAAGGAGGCAAAACCAAACAAAGATGTATTGCGAGCATAGAGCCAAACAACATTACTTGTGCCTGCCTTAACAAACAAACTAGAAGTGTAAGATGTAGTCTCCCAATTTAAATTCTGAGATGCCAGCGAGCTTGCGCCAGACGCAGTTGCTGAAAGCGTTTCTGCGGTTGTAGTTCCGTCTGGAGCAGTTGTAGAGTTTGCGCTAATTGTTGAATTGGTTTTAACCCAGCTTGCGTTATCAAACTCTTGGCTACGCAACAGCAAATTCTCCTCAGCCTTAGCTACAGTCTTGCCATCATAGTAAGTACCAGCAGATGCTCTTGTGTAAGTGATGCGTGGGTCTAGGGTCTTAGTGTTAGCAAAGTCTAGGAGTAGGCTTGGACGAACAGAGTGACGAACTGGCTCGTTACCAAGGGCTACAGCGGATGCAGCAGCGGCACTAGCACTTGCAGAGTTAGCACTAGCCAAAGCCTCAGCAGCCTTAGTAGTAGCAGTCGCAGCGTTAGCAGATGCAGAGTTAATTACTACGGTATCCGCGGCCACTTGGTTGACGTTAGCAATGTTGCCGCCTACGTTATTCACGTTGGCTATTGAGCCTGCAACTGTAGTTACATTCGCGTTGTTGTTGGCCACGGTTGTTACATTGCCAGCAACCCCTGCAACTGTAGTTACGTCAGCAGCTACCCCAGCCACAGTCGTTACGTTAGCAGCAACTCCGGCAACCGTAGTCACATTTGCAGCAACTCCAGCTACAGTCGTGACATCACTAGATATTCCAGCAACAGTAGTTATGTTTGAGCTGTTATCAGCTACGGTAATTACCCTAGAGATATTAGATCCGACTGCATCTACTTTGACGATATTATTAGCTACCGTATTAATCTCTGAGATTGGCTCGTTAAGGTCATCCGCTACGGTATTGACGTTGTACTGGAAAGTAGCAACCATCGTTACGTCACTTGATATACCGGCTACCGTGTTGACATCAACAATGTTTCCAGCTACCGTATTGACCGATGCGATATTAGCCGCGACTGTATTAATGTTGGCTGACTGAGCTGCAACCGTGGTTACAGATCCAATGCTAGGGCCTGCCTCTGGGTTGCCTGTAGTCGCGTTAAACGCGAGCACAGTACCAACGCGGGATGCCTTAGCAGGCAGAGTCATATTGATATCAGTTGGATCTACTACAGGCGCTTTAAGGCCACGCTCTGCGGTCTCGGCTACCTGCTGAATAAAGATGGTCT